GCAAGTATGCTTAACTTATTGTAGAACGTCTATCAAAGCAGATCGATTGAAATTTGGTAATCTGTAACCCGATAGGACTTGAAAGAAATTTCAAGTTTTCTTGGACAGAAGCGAGTATTCTATCTATTGGCTCATATCCAGTAGCAAGAAAGAAAGGAAGGTATATCTTCCAATCTTTCTTTTTTTAATTTTAAAACTTTAACAATAATTTCCCCTCACAAAAATATAACGGTGTTATGCGATCTATCTAAAGATTTATAAATGTAAATGGGTTTTACTTTGTAATGACATACAACAAAACATTGATCGAAAAACTATCAGATATTATTTTTGAAAAAATGACTAAAAAAGAAATAAGTCTAGTTGCCGATAGAATTTTAGATTGTGCTGATTTTAGAACAAATAAAATTACTTTGTCAAAATTAGACGAAAAATTATTGTTCACGCCAAATAAAATCAAAGAAGCGGTCTATATAATAGAAGAATCAATGTATAAAGGCATGGAAAAACGACCTAAAAATTCAGTTAGAGAATTAATTGAAGTTGATCAAAAGCCTTTGTATAACTTCAAAATAGAGGAGCAATTATAAAATTGCCCTCACACCTTACTTTTAAAGAAATGGATAAAGAACTTAAAGCGTATGTAGTAGCATATAATATCCTCATGGATCATTTTGACGAGTTGCCCGAAGAAACAAGAATAGTAGTTGATAAAAAATTAAGTGAGTTGGGATTATAATTGAGCCTATTTTGTGTAATGTGTGGTAAAGAAATTGTAATGAGTAATAGTCCTACTCACTATGGTGTATGTTCTGCTTGTCCTACAAACAAACTAACTAAATCACAAAAGAAAAAAATCGAGGTGGGATTATAATTGGGTAATTTAATATATGGGTGGAATGATTATACAGGCTATGAATGTGTATGTTGTAATGTATGTGGAAAACATATAGGCGAATTAGAAACCGATATACTTAACGGCAAACTTCCAAAAATTCCAAAGAAAATAAAGTTTGGTGGTTATGAAGTTGATAGTTATGAAAGACCAAGTATGAAAAAATATAATTTTTGGCATATTGGAACAATGGCAGTATGTAATTTTTGTAAGAAAAAAGGTGGACTTGAAAAATTTAGAGATATGAACAGAAAAAGTTGTCATTCTGATTGTGAAATTAACAAAGTATGTCAAGGTAAAAGATCAAACTATATGTGGAAAAACGGAGTGAAATGTTGAAAATATATATCGAAGAAGAAAGACCTGAATGGGAATGGATTCGTAAACGAAGGGAAGTCGAGGTAGATTTATATTGAGCAAAGTATCTTATCTAGGTATGTCAAGTATGGAAGAAAACGATTTTTCCCCAAAGTGTGAAAATTGCGATCAAGTTGTAGAATATGTTAATGACGAAGGATTATGTCAAACTTGCGAAGAAGAACACGCTATCGCAATATATGAAGCGAGGAATGATCGAGATTGAGAAAAAATAAAGAAGATCCTTTAACAAAAATGGGTATAGGAAAAGACGAAAGACAAGCAATAATAAGTCAAACTGTAACCAAAGTATATGAGGATATGGAAGATATTGATAAAGTCGAAGAACCCGAAGCTTGTAGTATGTATGCTAAAGAAATGATAGATAAAATTGATAAAATGGATTTAACATTTGGTGATAAAGTAAATATAATGAAACAGGTTTTACTAAATATATTATTTGCTGAAACTGAAAGATTATTCAAGGAAGTTGCTGACGAAAGATTAACAACTTTTAGAGAGGAAGGTATTTAATTGACCGAATTTGATCCAAATAATAAATATATAGTTCATGGATTTGATAAAGACGGTAATATAATATCAACATTTAATGAAATGTGTCGTTGTGGACATTTAGGCGGTAAATCCCCAAATTCAGATCATAGTGATCATTATCAAAAGGGGCATGGAAAATGTAATAAATGTGATTGTGTTAAATTTACATGGGTTAGTAGAGTAGAGGTTTGAATTGAAAAAGAAATTATATAGAATAGCAGAATATTATAATGATAAGCCTATATTTTGGCGTGATCCTTTTACAAACAAAGAGTTTGTAGGAAATTTGGAAGAAGCTCATAAAATTATATTCATGTTGAATATGCAATTTGGATCAGAATATAAGGCGGTAGAGGTGGAAGATTAATTGGGGCATACAGAAGGTAATTGGGAAGAACAAGAACGTTGCCCAAAGTGTAAATATTCAGGTTTGTTTTATTTTGAAGAATATGATGGCGAGGTTGGTTGCACTTGTTCAAATTGTGAAACAAGTTTTATGATTATATATGAGAAAAAAATGGTGGAATGTTGAAAAATAAAAACTGTCCATATTGTAAAAATGGATTTAAAGCTCATTATGGTGTAGTATGTCTTAATAAGAAATGTAAGGAAAAATGTGATTGTGAGGTTATTATATAATTGGCAACTCAAATAAGAAAAAAAGATTGCACTTGTAGTTTTTATGAAGATAATGAAAACCTACCATTAAACAAAAGGGTAAAACATAACCACGATTCTAAAGAATGGAAAAAATTTGAAGATTGGCATGGGATTGGTGTTTTGGAAGATGGTGATGGAATAACTTGTATATGTGAAATGGGGGATTGTGCAGATTGTCAAAGATTGTGTGGACATGATATTTTAATTGAGGAAGAACTAACACAATATGGTCAAGGTGTGTGTGAAAATTGTCTTAAACATATACCAAAAAAATATCTTTCAAGTGAAGAATTAGAATTATTAAATAGTGAGTTGATTATATAATTGATTAGAGCAAGACGATTATTTCTAGTGCCTTCTCTAAGTATGTTCTTCTTACTTATACCATTTGGTTTTATAATTACATTTGCCATTCTAATATATTGGTATTCCCGAAATCAGCAAGACATACATTTATATTTCAGGGGCATTAACTATAACCAAGATGAAATTAATGAAAAGGAGTTGGAAGATCTAAAGTGATTACACCACGAGAAATGTTTACCTGTGTATATGGAGCAATAGAAGTCCTTGATATACCACCACAATTTAAAGAGATTGTAAAGTTAGAAGTGGGAATGAAAATAGGATTGGATAGAGAAGAATTACAAACAATAGAAACTGAATTAGATAAAACTATGGATTATCTACTTAGCAATATAATGAAAAGTAAAGAGGAAGGGGAATTTTCTTGACAGAAGATAGTTTTGTTGGCGGAAGTTGGATACAAGGAGCAAAGTATAACAGCGAAACTAAGTTAATGCAGATATATATCGGTAAGGAAGGCGAAGTATTTGAATGTCAAGAAGTTGATTCAGAAACTTGGCAAGAATTTAAATCAGCAAAGTCTAAAGGCAAATACTTTAACAGCTATATACGTGGAAAATTCGTTTCTAAAGCAATTTAAATAAATCCTTATATACAAAACATAGTATATAAGTGTATGACCATTAAGGAAGAAATTGATATTATAAAAAAAGAATGTGGCGATATATCATTAGGAAATGGACACTGTTGGATATGTAATTGTAAATCAGCAAAACGGGGAATGACTATTCACCACCTGTGGTATCTAAAAAATGATATAATATATAAGGACTATCCGAAGAATGATAGCGGTTCTTTACAATATTATCAACACTTGTTGCCAATGATCAAAAAGAATCCCAAAAGATTCATGTATTTATGCAACACACATCATTTTGCATTAGAAAAGTTTTGTAGATTTGGCGATAAAATATATAACAAAATGTCTATCGCAAGACGAATGACTAAAACATAAAAATGTTAAGCGGGGCATACTGGTTTTCCACCTGTGTAACTGTTACAGGCTTCGGAGTTAGCCCACAATGCCCTTTAGCTAACCTTCTCAACCGTACTTAACAATAGTTAGTAGTAGTCGTCTAATATATTTGTTTTGATATGGAAAGAATTATATTATAGAATATTACTATATTAACATTGAATAAATTAGAACGCCAAAAACGTCAAGAACAAGAATGGAAAAGATATAAATTATATTCTATATTAGATTGGAAGTTTGATGACGAAGGAACAAAGGTATATGAAATTAAATGTAGAATGTGTAATGGTTTGCGTGATATTGTTGAATCACATTTAAGAGAATGTTTTGATCTTGGCGATGAGCCTGTTTGTTATGAGTGTATGTTTGGTCGTGGAAGTGATCCCGAAGAATTTGAGGAAAGGTAATTGATACTTCCAAATAAAAAATATGATATTATATATTGTGATCCGCCATGGAGTTATGACGATAAAGCATTAGCAGGCAAACGTGGTGCAGGGTGTAAATATAATGTAATGACACTTGAGGAATTAAAAAATTTACCTGTAAATAATATATCAAAAGAGGATAGTATAATGTTTATGTGGGTAACATTTCCAAAACTTATAGACGGAACTTGTATGGAAGTTATGAAATCATGGGGTTTTACGCCAAAAACTTGTGCATTTAATTGGGTAAAATATCATAAAAATCTAAAAGCCTTTATGGGAATGGGTAGGTGGACACGAGCAAATAGTGAAATATGTATATTGGGAACAAAGGGTAAACCGAAAAGAGTATCAGCAGGTGTAAGACAATTAATTGAAACATTTGAAAAACCTGAAATTATACAAAGCATACCTGAACGTCATAGTAAAAAGCCTGATATAGTAAGAGATAGGATAATAGAATTATGCGGAAATGTATCTCGTATAGAACTATTTGCAAGAGAAAAGAAAGACCAATGGGATAGTTGGGGTGATCAGATATAACAAAGTGTATATTATTATCGTGTGTATTCCAAAATAGAAAGATTATACTCAAATTTTATGAACCTGTTAGCAATAAAATTATAATGGTTAGTAATTCTGATTATAAGCAACATTGTTATGTAAAGCCTGAAACACTTCCCCAAATCAAAGAGATAATGGGAATCAATAATGTAGAGAATGTCGATATATATGATGTAATAAAAGACGAATCAAGGGAAATGGTAAAGGTTAGTGTGGATAATCCTAGCGTTATATATGACTTGCGTGATAACGGAGTGTGTTGGGAAGGAGATATAAAATATTATCAAAGTTTCTTATATGACAAAAAGTATGTGGTTGGAACATGGTATGATGTATCAAAGGACAATATAATTCCCATACAAACGGAAGATAATATACAGTTGAAAAATATAGATATGGAATCAGTTGTAGATACTGATTTATTTGCAACACAAGTAAAAAAATGGGCAAATCTTCTTGGTCAAGATATACCAAATATAAAACGACTTGCATTTGATATTGAAGTAGAAGTGGGAGATACAATGCCTGATACAACTAAAGCATTACAACGTATAACTGCTATATCGTTTCATTCTGATGATATACAAGAAGTATATACACTCAAAAGACCTGAAGTAGCGATGGGCGAAGATGATCCTGAAAAAAAATATAATATAAAATGGTTTGATAGCGAAAAAGAACTGTTGGAAGAAGCGTTTAAAGTAATAGATTCATACCCACTTGTGCTTACATATAATGGAGATCTATTTGATATGCCATATTTATACAACAGGGCTAATGTGTTAGGTTTGGAATATAATCCATTCAAGATGATGAAGGAAAAGGCAACTTTGAATAATGGAATTCATGTTGATTTATATGGTGTGTTTTCAAATCGTTCCCTCAAAATATATGCCTTTGGTGCAAAATATGTAACAGATAAACTAGACGATGTAAGTCAAGCTATGTTGGGCGAAAAGAAAGTAGAGTATGTTGGTAGTCTTGCGGATATATCATTAAACCTGTTAAGTAAATATTGTTATAACGATAGCAGATTAACGTATGAGTTATCTCACTATAACAACGACTTGGTAATGAATTTGCTTGTTATATTGTGTAGGGTTGCTAATATGCCGATTGATGATATATCAAGACTAAGTATATCTAATTGGATCAAGGGTATGTTCTATAATGAACATAGAATAAATAATCAATTAATTCCTCGTAGTAGTGATCTTCCACAAGTTGAAGCAACTACACAAGCTGGTATAAAGGGCAAGAAATATCAGGGTGCAGAAGTGTTAAAGCCTGTTAGTGGAATACATTTTGACGTAACTGTGCTAGATTTTGCAAGCCTATATCCTAGTATAATTAAAACCCGAAATATATCGTATGATACAGTATGTTGTAGTCATGATGAGTGCAAAAACAATATAATACCCTATACTAAACATTGGTCATGCACGAAGAAAATTGGAATGGCATCATTATTAATTGGCTCATTAAAGGAATTAAGGGTAAATCATTTCAAAGTTCTAAGCAAGAAAGCAAAGACCGAGAAGGATCGTGATATAAATAATACTATTGCTCAAGCACTTAAGGTATTTCTAAATGCAAGTTATGGTGTAATTGGTGCTGAAACCTTCTCGTTATATTTTCTTCCAAGTGCCGAAGCTGTAACCGCTGTGGGGCGTAATATAATTTCAAAGACGATAGAAACTGCCAAATCCAAATCTTTGCCTGTCTTGTATGGAGATACCGATAGTGTCTTTGTCCATAATCCAACTAAAGAACAGGTTGATTACCTTATAGATTTTTGTAAGAAACATTATTCTATTGATTTAGAAATTGACAAAGAATATAAATATTTAGTATTAAGTGATAGAAAAAAGAATTACTTTGGAGTTAAGAAAGACGGTAAATTGGATATTAAAGGCTTGAGTGGTAAAAAGTCTAATACACCACCATTTGTCAAAAGATTGTTTAATGATGTTTTGGAAAAATTAAAACCTATTCAGAATATATCAGATTTCAATGAAGTAAAACAAGAGATACGATATGTTATGAAAACTGTTGTTGACGATTTTGATAAAATACCCCTAGATCAATTAGCATTTAAGGTAATGATTGCAAAAAATCCATCAGAATATAAGTCTAAACCACAAGCGGTTAAAGCAGGGGAACAGTTAGGTGATGTTGAAAAAGGACAGTTTGTAGAGTTTGTAAAAACATGGGTAGATCCTAAAGTATGTCCACTAAGTATGGCTAAGCGGAAGGATATTGACAAACAAAAATATATGGATAGTTTAGAAACTGTTATGAGCCAAATATGTGAACCAATGAATATAAGTATGGATTCATTAATGGGTAGAGGGGAACAAACTGAACTTACACAATGGTAGATTATATAGTATTAAAAATTAATAGAACGGTTGCAAAACCATTTGTGATTAAACATCATTATTCACAAGCTATGGGGAAGGCTTCTATAATATGTGGATTATATAAAATTGGTGAATCTAAACTTGTTGGCGTTATAACATTTGGACAGGTTAGTGGAAGGCTTGTTGCCCAAAGTATATTTGAAGGTGGAACACAATATAATGTATTTGAATTTCTTAGAATGTGTGTACTTGATGAATGTAAATGTCCTAGAACATATTTTATGAGTAAATCTATTAAAATATTGAAACAACATTTTCCTAAAATAAAATGTTTAGTATCTTATGCTGACCAAACTGAAGGACATCTTGGTATTGTATATCAAGCAGGGAGTTGGTTATACTGTGGTAAAACAGGTGTAAAATATCATTATATTAAAAACGGAATAAGATATAACAAAAGAATTATATGGGATGCATCTAAAAAATTGGGAAAACGTGAAACCGAATATTATAAAGAACAGGGTTATGAAAAAATAATGGAAAAACCAAAATTACGTTATATAAAACCACTTCGTAAAATTCCACTTAAACAAAAAATATTAAACTATGTTAAATCGTAAATTTCTTTTGCTTTCTTTACAGGTATATATGGAAAAGTTATTGGTAGCCAAAATAAACCCCAACGAACCCACATCCTCATTGTTTTTTTAGTTCCATACCAATTATCATGAACAATAACTGTGGCTCTTGCACCTCTTGTTCCTGCCTTACCTTCAGGTGCATCATATAATCTCGTAATATGTTCTGTTCCAACTTCGTCTTGATATATTGCATGAAGAAGTTCGTGTCCAAGTGGCATTATATTTTGTCTTGTTATGAAAGAATTTTTAGAATCGTTTACGAACATATATATCACTTTCTGACCTGTAACTCCCCAAGCAATTCCACTTGATGTTTCTACATTTAGATGTTTATAATATCGTTCATAATCATATTGTTCTGTTACAGATATAATATTCAAAGTCCAATCAACATTAAATCTTACCCAAGCCTGATACCCACTTAATGATTCGCCTGTATCACCATTCAACATAATTATACGCCTTATAATTGTATAATATTTTTCTTGATCAATATTTTTTGTTCTAAAATTAATTGGCAATATTAATCTGATTTATCCTTTATATTTAAATGTTTACACTTGCATTTTTCATCATCACATTCAATATTAATTAAATCTGTCAAACCTAAATAATCTGTAGGAGCTATAACTTTATCAAATTGTTTTAGACCTGATGATTTATCCATACGTTATGTATATATATGACGTATATAAGAATTACGAACAATTTCTACAAATATGAATACTTTTATCAGAATTATAATTTATTCCTTTTCCATTTAAAGTTGCCACCATCCATGTATCTTTTACATCAATATACCCTGTATGCCATGGATATAGGTCATTATCCCCCCCTAATCCATTAGTCCATGTGGTTAATTTGGTTACAAACCCCTTATTATTGTCTATACACCATTGTTCTATCTTGTTTATTTCTTCTTCAATGGCTATTCTATTAGGATCATCCCATTCCATTTGTTCTCTACGTTCTCTTAAATCTCTAAGTTTACCCAACTATCTAACCTTCTTATATCTTTCCAAATCGTTGTCATATATAAGATCCCCTGCATCTAACATTCTGCTGAACATTG